GTATTGGTTGGAATTTTAATATTTTGCAAACTTCCGGTCAAATCATTATTAGTAAGGTTATTAATATTAACCTTTGGAACAACTTTATTAAGTTTTCTTGTATTTGATGAAAATTGTTTAAGCATATTGTTCTATATCTCCTTCTATTTGAATATAATCATCAGCATCCAAAATAAACCCATTAAAATTATCTTTTATAAATTTAATTAATAAACCACTCCCACCTTGTTCAATATCATAGTCTCTTGCACTTATACTTTGTGTATTAATATAAATCTTTAATCTATCTTGTGTAGTTCTATATTCAATTTCTCTTAATATATCTACAAATTTCCAACCTGTTGCTTCATAAATCCAATATGTAGAATTTGTTAAATCTTTTGGAGTTAAAACGGCTTTACCAGGATTTCTACTGATTTTTTGTGTTATATCTAATAAGCTTCTTTTCATTATACAATTTCAATAAATTTACCTGTAATAGTAATTTCGTCACCATTATCTACTGGAAATTCAGGAGACAATGTTAATATTAATGTATTGTCTGTATACGATGTTACCGCAAAATGTGATGATGTTTGGTAATACCTAACACCATTTATATATAATTTAATATCGTAAGATTTTCCATCGTAAGTTAATCCGGAAGTAATTACTCCGGTTAATTGTGCAGGTGCTTCTATTAATTTTATATTTGAAAATGTTGCAGTATTAACTCCACCTGCTACTACTTTACTATTGTTTAAAGATAAAAAGTCAATTAAATCTTTGTTGTCATAATATGGTGATGGTGTTGTTAATAAACCTTCCAATCTACCATTTCCAGTTACATCGGTTTCGGTTGCAACTACTACTCTTTTTGTAGATATTGATTTTTTAATAGTACTTTCTCCGTCAAATTTTTCTGGAAGTAAATATGCTTTAACATTCAAAGTAAATTCAACTCTATTAATTCTTTCAGTTCCTTCACCCACTTCATTTACGACATTATAATCGGAAATACTTGTACTGAATTTAAATTTTTGTTTGTCACCCCAATATTCGTCAGATGCAAATGTCAATGATTCAATTACCGTATTAAGATGTTCAGTATAATTTGTCCAACCCATACATTCGTAGTTTATTTCTACATAGTCTGGCATTGTTATATTATAAATTTCATATTTAGGTGTTATTGATTTTCCTAAAAGAGTAAATCTATCGTATCTATTTTCTTTTGAATATTTTGTAATTCCCTGATATGATGTGTGTCGATTTAACATTGGCATTGATTCATTCTTTGCAACACTCGTTCTTCTTAACATCATTAAAGGTAATTGTAATTTACCATGTGTATCTCTATAAACACCTTGTCTTCTTGCACCCTCCCATCTTTCTGAATTACCATAAATAACAGGAATTTTCAAAGCTTTACCATTATCATCTAATTCAGGTAAAACTGTTTCTTCCAAATATGACATAATTGCATAGTCAATATCAAAAAGAGATATACTTTGTTTTAAATCTCCTTTTTGGGATTTAATTTGTTTCGCTCTATTTAAATCGGCTCTTAGTGGATTTGTAGACATTTTATTTTATTCTTTCTTCTATGTTTAAATTAGATTTACTTACCATAAATGTAGAACATACAACACTAAAATTATTGTAAGTTTGGCCACCAACTAATTGTACTTCGTTAGTATTATCAATTTCAAAATATCCTTCATTCCAATTAATAATATCTCCAATTTCTGGATATATTCCTTTTTCTTCTAACATCCATCTATCTAATTTGAATGTTACATTTTGGTCTCTGTCTGAACCAAATCCTTCATAACGAGTTGATTCTGGTTCTTTATCTATAAGTGCATATACTTGAACGCCAGGATACCAAGTTTTATTTAGAGATTCACCATAAATATTTACCTTTGTTTCGTTCATATTAATTTTGAATAAAACAATTGTATTTTGTATAACATCGTCTACCACTTCTCTGGCAAAACTTTTGAATAAATCAATATCTCTAGCTTGTAAAAATTTTGGCATATTATCCTACATATAATTTTAAAGGAACCTTTCTTAACATTTCTTGGTGGTGGTTAGATTCATGTGTTTTATTTTCCATCACATTTTTTCTACTCATCTCTTCCAAATTTTCTCTTAATTGTGTAACAAGCATATCTTTTTCAACTTGAGCTTCGGAACGCAATGCTGCACCATCTAAACTAACTTCACCATCCGGAATTGGAACTGAACTATATTTTTCTCTGATTGCACCTAATAATTCTTTAGCAAGTGCAAGTGTATATTTTCTAATCCATTGTTTACCAACATCATTTATATTTGAATACTGAATGAAATTATATGGAATATCGGAATAATCAGAAAGAGAGTCCGATTGAATAGTTTGAGAATCATGTTCAAATTCATCTCTACTTATATATTCAAAATAAATTCTTGTTAATGTATCGGTTGGTATTGGAAATATTTCTAATTTATTATCTACTATATTAAATGTATGTGCTGATTTTCTAATATGGTCATTAAATTCAATTTGTTGCATTCTCAATACATCCTCATACAAAGGCATCATTAAGAATTGTGCTGCGGGTGAAAAGTTTCCAAATCCCAACTCACTCATTAAGTTCAATGTACCTTGTGCACCTACTGAATACGGGTCAAAGAAACGAGCAATTGCAGGAGTTGCTTCATAGAACACTCTTGTTACATCTACCGTAGAACTACCCGTAAACATTGTAGAAAATGATGCCGATGATTCCGCATCTATCGATGAACTCATTATATCATATCTTTGTTTTCCAGGTGTTAATTCAATATATGCTTTTTTAATTGGAGTTGCACCACCGACACCTGCTAATGTTCCATATTGTTGAGACATTCGGACTGTGGTTGGTAAAAATGAACCATCTACAAGAGTTTGTGAATAGTTTGCTCTGCCACCAGATGATTCTTTCTTTTGTCCTCTTAAAATATCTAAGTTGTTTCTAAGATTAAATTGATTTACTTGTGCAGAGTATTCTGATGTGGATTCTTCAAAACAAGTAAATATTTGTTCATTATCTAATTCAATATTAATAATTGGATATCCCAATCGTTTTGCTACCCATGTTGCGGTCTTGGGTGCATCAACAATAAATTCACTATCGGAATCATATATACCAAATGGAGTAGATGAGCCGGATATAAATGAGCCAGATGTTGCACCTGACCAATAAGTGTTTACAGACATATATAAAAAGTTATAGTTTTACTACTATAAATATGAATTATATAAATAAAAAAAGGGAAAGTATTTCTACTCTCCCTTTTTCTTTATTGTAAGTCTACTACTTATCTAATCTACTCAAAGATTAAAGTGTTTCCATACCATCAACGACAATCTTACCGTAAAATTCTGGTCTTACGATTTTCTTAGCGTATCTAGTCATAACACCTCTTCTTGGAGTGAAGTTAGTTGGGTCATAAACTAATGGAGTCATAATCAATGGAACATAAGGTGCGTAAACTGCTCCAGTCTCGAAGAAGTTAGAACCTTTGAAGCCCATTAAGATAACGTTCTCAGTCATATAAGGGTTTTTGTAAACATCATATCTGTTAGAGATAGAACCAATGTTAGTTACACCTGCAGAGAAAGTCAATGCGTCTTTTCCTGGGTTAGCAGAAAATCCGTTCATTGATTCTAAGATAGTAGCTACATTTGGAGATACAACGATAAAGTTTGCACCACCTCTCATAGTTAATTGATGAATTTTGTTAGATACCTTTTGTAATTTGATACCTAAAGTTTGGAACCAAGTGCTCTTTTGGTATGCAGAAGCTGCAGCCGCAGAAGAATCTATTGCAAATCTACCAGTAGAAGCGTTATAATCATATCCAACTTTTGCTGACCAATATTCAGTTGTGAAAGCATTTTGTTGTAACATTTCTAAGATTTCTAAGTCGATTTCTAAAGAGATGTATTCAGACAACATTTGAGTTAACTCAGCTTCAGCGTCTACACTATGGTAAGCGTTTAAATCTTGAGCTAATTCAGGAGTCCAAATTGCTTTTAATTTTCTTGTCTTAGCAACGATTGGTTCAGATTTCAATTCTAATTCGATTTCTGGGATTGCTAAAGCCGTTGGGTTATTGTAATCTGTACTTCTATCTTCAAAGTCACCTCTTGAAGTATCAGTTGGTTGTTTGTGATATGATAAAGTTGCACCTACTGAACCAGTAGTTACAGCAGATGTATATCCTGCGAAGAAAGAAGCCGTACCATTATTAACTGAACTATATTCAGGGTAAAAAGTGAATCCAGAACCTGATTGAACTAATTCAAATGCTCTTACTGCTTGATAATCAGCACCTTCGGGTAGGTTAATAGTTAATTTTTTAATTTTTTCAGCTGCGAATGATGCAGAGAAAGTTTCATTTTGTAAATTGAAATTGATATCAGCAATCGAAGCAGAAGTGATAACAGCAGTTGCTGCAACATCTATATCATTGATTGTGTATCCGAAACGTCCTGCTCCGTAAAGACCACCTTCAGCTGCTTGAGTTGAACCTAATTTGTTTGTGTTTCTATCTAAAGAATCTTTACCAAAAGTACCACTGTTACCAAATAAAGAAGAACCAGAAGCTGGTCTACCTACTGTTGTATCAGTACCATATTTGAAATCCATGTAGAAAATAAGACCTGAAGGTAAGTTCATTGGTTGAACTGAAACGAATTCTTTTGCTGCAATTGCACCAAAGATACGTCTTACCAAAGGTAATGCTACACCTGCCCACTCTTCTGAACCAGAAGATGTACCTGTTCTTGTAGCCTCATCTAATAATTGCTTTGCTTGGTTTTCTAACATTACTGCCATACCATGCTTAGTTGTTTCAGAACCTACTCCTTCAAGTAGACCTGTTTTTTCCCATTTGCTTTTCAAACCTCTAGTTTGTTCAAGCATTACGCTTTGAGGGTTAGCGCCAGTCATTAATTTTTTAATGTCCATTGTTTGTTTTTTTAATATTTTTATTTAATAATACCTGCTAATTTCTTAAATCTGTCAGAGAAATCTGTGTTCTCAGCAATTACTTGCTTAGATTGTGCTGGCTTAGTAGATTTTGTTACTTTGCTTGCGATTCCTTCAGAAATAGATTTTTTAGTAGATTTGTTTGTAGAGAATTTGAAGTTTTCTGCTAATGTAGAATACACCAATTTAACTTCTCTAACTGAATTTGTTCTATCTAAAGTTTCAATGACTTTAACTTTTTGTTCGTTAGTCATATTGTGAGCTCTAAATAATTTGTTTGCGAATAACAATTTAGCGTTTAACAAATTAACTTCATTGATTGTTTTTTGTAAAGATTTGATTACTTTGTAAGCTTCATTTAATTCAACTTTCATTTCTTTCTCATCTTCTTCTTTTTCTTCATCAACTTTGTCTTTGTCATCTTTCATGTCAGCTTCCATCTCACGTAAGATTTCTTCTAAGTCAACAACATCTTTGTCATCTTCTTCGGCTTCGTTAGTTACAACAACTTTTGGTGTTTCACCTTTGTCAGTACCAGCTTCAGAACCGTCAGCTAAATTTTCATTTTTTGCTTCTTCATCTTCCTCTTCAGCTTCATACATACCTTCTTCAGTTTCATCATCACCTTTGATTGATGCTTCTAATTCACGAATGATTGCTTCTAAGTCCATATCATCTTCTGATTCTTCATCATCAGAGTCCATGTCCATTGAATCATCACCCATTTCAGAATCCATGCTCATGTCATCCATGCCCATTTCATCTTCACCTTCTGCTTTTGCAAATGGATTTTCTTCTTCAGAATCTTCACCTTCTAATTCTGCAAGTCTAGCTTTCAATTCTGCAATTTCTGCATCTTTGTCACCATCCATAGCATCATCAGCAAATGGGTTTTCTTCTTCAGAAATGTCTGCTACTTTCTTATAGTCAGTACCAGCTTGTTCAGGTTTGCCACTATCTTTCTTTACACCAACTGATAAATCAGTCATTGCATCGTAAGAAGGAGTTGCACCTGGAGTCTCAGCGTATCCTGCGTCTACTTTAGACCCGATACCTGTTGAACTTAATTCTTCGTCAACTTTTTCAGCTTCTTTATCTTCAACTTCTGCTTCTGCTCTCATCTTTTGAGATAAGATAGATTGAAGTCTAGGAGTAAAAGCTTCTTCAAGTGCGATTTTAGCGTTTGCTAAAGCAGTTTCTTTAACGGCTTTGGCATCAGCGATTGCTTCTTTCAATAATTTTGAATTTGCCATCTTGTTTTTTCCTTAAATTTGTTTGTGAAGTTATTCTTGTAGGGAACTCCAATGTAATTATGTTGATTGTTCGGTCACACCTTATAAAGAAGGGTATTCATTAATCAACTCTGTCTTGTAATCTTATAATAAAAAATAAGATATTTGATAATATATATGTAAATTTTTTAGAAAACTAAAGAAAACTACTAAAATAGTTTGTTTTTTCTTATAGTTTCTTCTTTTTGTAACCTCTTTCTTTTAGAAGGTTTGATAAAGTTCTTCCTTTCTCTAAGTTCTTCTATTTGTTTTATGGACTGAACTCTCTTTTTGTAATCTTTTATTGCCCACTCTATGTTTCCACCTTTAACACTTACTACTAACATTCTTCTATTGTAAATTTGTCAACTTGTATTTTGTTGAGTATAATAAAGTTACAACCGTATCTATATCGTTTTGTAACCAACTCATTTGTAATTTTTCGTCTTTTCTTAATTTTGCAACTACTGCAATCAATTTATCAAAATATGCAATTACATTTTTGATATCATTATTTGTATCTAAACCACTTACCGATTGTAATTTAATTAATCCGTATTGTCCTTGATATGCCTCAACTAAACCATCTACTAAACCACCAATTGTATCGTAATAGTTTCCCAACGCAATATGTGCTGAAAATGAACCAACACCTTTAACTCCTACATGGAATGAATGTGTTTGTGTTCTACTATGTAATAACAATGAAGCTAATTGTTCCACTTTGTATTTTTTATTTGTTTCTCTATTTTATTCACCAATCCTCTTTCTTGTGCTTCTTCATACATTGCTTTTGTAAGGACTGCGGTTAATTCTTTTTTAAGTTCTTCAAAATTAATATCCTTATCATTTTTATATGAATTTAATTCCGATTTTAATTCTGGATATGACATTATTGCTGATACTAATCCACCACCAATGCCCATCTTATCTACATCATTATCTATTCTACTTAAAAATGTTGGGTTTTTATATATAGATTTTAATATTTTTTTTAATGCTCTTTGTATTTCAACACTTCTACCATTATAATATGCATCAATATTATCTGCTAATTTACCAAACAGCATACTAAACCATGCAAATAATGCAATACCACCTAATATAGCTATTAAAGAAAATTCGTTTAATTGTTGTTTATTTTCCATTGCAAGTTTTACATTCTTGTAATCCCAATCTTTGTTTCATAACATCTTCCGATAAATCCGCTATTTCAAAATATCTTCCTAATACATGCCCCATATCTTCATACAATGCTTCTAATCTTTCTTGTTGTGATTTTGCTTCTACTGCTTCTTTTTCAAAACCAGCTTGTAATTTTTTTAATTCGTTCATGTTACGCTTGATTGTAACTCTATCGAACCAATCACCACCTTCTCTTAAAGTATATTCTTGTGCTGCATCTGCAATTCCACCCAATGTTTCTGCAATTTGCATAATATCAGATTTTCTATTCATCCCCTCTCTATGTTGTCCGTATGTAGAAATGATTTCTAAAAAATGTCTTTTTAATTCGGTTGGAAGTTGTTGAAACTCTTCGGTTTCTCTCAATATATGTTTTAACTTTATCATAAGTTATCTATTTACAATTTTATTTTTCTTCAATTTTTGAACCGCTTGCATTAATTCGGATGGAGTCATACCTAATGCATCAATCATTTTTGCAATTACATATTGTTCTTTTCTTTTATTAAGATTATATCCTTTTAATGCTTTAATTGCTCTATCTAAAAATCTTTCTGCAGATGCCGGCAATGCAACATCCATATCATCTAATTCTTCTTTTACAATTTCTCTACCAGGTATTAAGTTTATTAACTTTGCCATATTAATTAAGTTCAATTATAATTTCTCTCATTAAATCTTGTGACCTACACCACTTACCACATTCCTCTGCTATCTTTGCCCATTGTTTTGACTCCTGTAAAGGTGCCATAAATGCTCCATGTGTTGATGGGTTTGAAACAAAATCCCACCCTACCAATTCGAAATCTTCTGCTACCA